CAGGAGGACTATGGGGTCGATATCTTCCGGGTATCAAGGCACTCCGGCGCCCGTCCGCTGTGTTATCCGTATCAGGGCCGTTATTTTTCATGGAACAACAAAAGCGGAACCTTTACGGACGGCGAGGGAAAACGCCACCGCTACTCCCCTATCTCTTCTACAAGCTATGGAAAACCGGCCGGATTGTTTGGGATCAACTGCGGGCATCACCCGATCACCATGATTCCGGGCGTATCTATTCCGCGCGACAGGCCGGAACAGGACAAGGAAGAAAATGACAAGGTATATGCGGAATCCCAGGAGCAGCGCAGGCTGGAAAGAGAAATACGTTATTCCAAACAAAAAGCCGCCATGATGGAAGCAGCCGGAGACAAAGAAGGCTTTGAAAAAGGAGCCGTGAAAATTAGGGAAAAACAGGCTGATTACAATGCATTTTGCAAAAAGACAGGACGCACAAAAAGGCTTGATAGGACACAGGTTTTTGAGTATAATAAGAGCATAAGCGGGAAAGTAACGTCGATAAACCGGAAGCGGGATAAAAATATTTTTGCTGTCAAAAGCGGAAGCTACCAAAATGATATATCTTCATCTGGTCTTCCGAAGGTGATAAAGCTACCAAATGAGACCTTGAAGCAGACTGCAAACGTAAATCTGCCAAATATACATGCTGTAGTTCCAAAAGGGACTGAACTATCATCGGTTGTAGCAATCGCCGGAGCAGGTACAAGTTCACCAATCAAAGATATCCAAAGGCTGGTAAGCAAGTACCCAAGTTTTGGGGATGCGAACGGATGGCAGAAAAAGTCCGGTGTCACTATTACCGATAATTTCCGTTATGAAATACATTGGTATGAAAACACCGGTGGCGTCCCAAGCGGAGAAGTAAAAGCGAAAGGAGTGAAACGGACTTGAAAGTAAGGTACAAAGGACCCAGCTTTGGCATTGACGGTCTAACAAATAACGGCGTATATGAAATACTGGAAGTAGATGAATTAACCGGCGCCTTTCGCCTTATTGACGATAGTGGAGAAGATTACCTGTATTCCCCAACGGAACCCGGCCCGCTTTGCGATCCAAACATAAGGGGAAAATTTGAAATTGTTGAAGATGACGAGCAAGGCACACTGAAAAAAGCAATCAACGGATAAACCACCCAAATAGAACAGGGTGGTTTTTTTATACCAATTTTTAAGTTAAAAGAGGTGATTGTATGGCAGAATGTAACCACGACTTTATCGGAACCGCTCAGCATATCAAATGCAGGCGCTGCGGCCTTGTTTTGAACGCTGAGCAATACAAGGAATATAAGAATCCCCAGATTAAAAAAACGGCTGGAAAACCCCGTCAAAGAAAGAAGGTAGAATAATGAATGAGTTTCAGCGTCTCATAGCTTATCTGAAAATCCTGTATCACAACCTTACCACACTTCACAGAAACCTGGTAAAAGACGACGCCTGGTTCGCGAACCACAAGCAGATCGGAAAATGGTATGAGGAGGTTTCTGACCAAATCGATGATCTCGTGGAAACCGGAATCGCTTTAGGCTATTTGGAACCGGGTATTAAAGAATCCGTCCTGGAGTTTTCCAACGACTGCTTGGCGGTTCAGCCGAGAGGACCGGAAGAAAGCTTCCGGTTGATTCTCGGGTACTTTCGAAGCGTGGCCGGCATGATGCAGGCAGCAGAATCGGAGGTTCCCACCTCTGTAGCCAACAAGCTCCAAGAATATGAGTATGAGTGGAACAAAGAAGCCAACTTTAAATTAGCCGCCGCAATTGGCGAGCACACGCACGGCGGCAATGTGGAGTATGACGATGATTAAAAATCTGATTGATCTGGACACCTCTCAGTATGGCTATCAAACCACGATCCGCATTAACGGTAAAAAAATAGGCGATGGCATTTGTGGGATCAGAATAGAAATCACCAGCATGGAAATGCCGAAAATAGCCTTTGATTATGGTTCAGGATATATCGATTGGTCAGATGTGAACCAAATGGAGTGTGATAGTAATCAAAACACTTGCAATCAGTAGTCAGCCTTATGCTCAATGGTTAGCGGAATCCTTAAGCTTCCTAGAAAACCGTAAAATAGATAAGATAGCGATTGTAGCAATCGACAAAACAAACGGTGAAGTAATTACAGGATATCATGATTGTACATTTGCGGATAAAGCGGTAATGGCGGCCAATATTCAAGCCGATGCAATATACGGAAGTGTATTGGCTAATGCAGATCAAATCGTACAAGAGGCAGAGGATATCGCTAACAGCGGGTATGACCAAAACCAACTATAAAAACAGCGTCTTGCAGTTATTGCGGGGCGCTATTTTTATACCCATTTCGCCCCCGTAGCACGGCGTTAAACTGCGGTGCAATCCGCCTGTCGTTCTTAGGCGTTAAAGAAAGGAATGTATTTTATGGCGTTTACAAGAAGATCACTGGGAGCTCTTGGCCTCAGTGAAGAACAGGTTGATAAAGTTATGGCGTTGCACGGTACCAGCATGTCGGACTTTATCCCGAAATCAGAATTACAGGAGAAAATTGACCAGGCACTGACAGACGCTCAAAAAAACGCTCTGCAAAATGTGAAGATCAAAGAAACCGACGAATATAAGACCGTTGCGGAGGAGCGCGATATGCTCCGCGCTTTAGGCGGTGATGATTTTTCGGCGGTGAAACCCAAATTCCGTGAAACTGTATATAAAATGCTCGAACGCGGGGAAAACGCTCCCGCAATCGCCGAGCAGTTAAAAACAGTCGCGGAAAAATACGAAGAATATTTTAACCCGACAGAACCTGCACCGCCCTCTTCCCCGCAATTCGGAGCGGAGGTCAAAGGACAGATGCCGAGCGGAAAGACCGGATCAACCTTTGAGGACATCTGGCGGCCAGGACGTTAAAGAAAGGAAGATAATCTATGGCATTTACTCAGCTTGAATTAAACTATGCAACCGAATACTCTAAGGCAATGGCAAATATGTACCCTTATTGGTCTTATTTTTCTGATTTGTACGGCAGCCCGAACAGCGCTACCTATAAGCCGATCAGCGGAAAGGCTGTGGCTGTTCAAAGCATGACCACCAGCGGCGCAAGAGCGGTAAACCGCGATCAGATCACCGGAACTTTTAACCGAAATTTCAACACTTCCGAACAGATTCTTACTATGAGAATGGATCGGGAATGGGACACCCTGGCTGATCCTATGGATATTCAAGAGGATCCGATTGTCAACATCGCCAATATTACCAAGACGTTCAACGAGTTCCAGAAGGTGCCGGAAATGGACGCTTATGCGGCTTCCGCGCTGGCTCAGGCGGCGAGCGGCTTCGGAGGCGTTGATGCTACGGCTCTAACCGCTGATAATATTCTGGAAACCTGGGATACCTACCTGGCGTATATGGTGAATCAGCGCGTACCTCGTGACCGTATCCGCGCCAAAATGACACCCGATACCTATAAGCTTCTGAAAGAGGCTGCCGGCATCACTCGTTTTGTGGAGGCTGATACTGGTATTCGCAACATTGACCGAAATGTTGGTAAGCTTGACGGCGTTGTCATTATGGAGGTTCCCAAGGATATCATGATGAGCGCTTACGACTTTACCGATGGCTGGACCTCCGCCGCAGGGGCGAAGCAAATCAATCTATTGATGTTCGACCCCATTGCAATCGCCGCGCCTGTTGTCTATGAAACCTCCATGATGTCCGCTCCTACCGCGCAGAGCAAAGGGAAATGGCTCTATTACGAGCGTTACTACTACGATGTGTTTGCCTTGAACCAGAGGCTTCCCGGTATTTTCGTAAATATGGCTTCCAATCCTGCTTTAGGCACCCTGAATATTATCACTTCCGCAGGCGCCGACAGCACTCATACCATCATCAATGGGTTGGCTCCGGCTCCGTATGGCATGAAGTATGTTGCCAAAACCAAGACAGGCGGCGCGGAAAGCGTGACTTACGGACAGGCCCTTACCGGCTGGACCGACGTCACAAACGGTACGAGCTTTACCACGAAATCCGGCGATACTGTAACCGTTGCGCTGGTTAATACGACCAAGGGAAATATCGCCACCGCATCCGGCTCCGCACTGGCTGTTGTAGGCGCCTAAACAAGAGGTAGACTTATGGCGTACATCACATATCAGCAGTATCTTGACCTTTATGGTACATGCCCGATCTCCGAAGAGGAGTTTCCTGTGTACGCCGGGCTTGCGTCTGACATGATCGACAGTGTTACGCGATATGGAATTGTCAAGGGCGGGGGAATCTCCGCCCTCCCGTCTATATTTCAAACACTGGTTCAAAAGGCTACCGCGGCACAAGTGCTATACTTCATACAAATCGGGCTGGAAACCGTACTGACAGGCCAAGCCGGCCAATCTTTTACAGTGGGAAAGGTTTCAGTATCGGGCGGTGCATTGTCCAGTACAACCACAAAGCCCGGCGCTCTGATGGTCAGCCCTTTCGCGCTTTCCTTGCTTGAACAAACTCCATTGATGGAAAGAGGTGTGCATGTATGCTCAGACCGATTCCTCAATCCCTTTTGGGAGATTTAGCAATTATTAAGGTTTGCACGGGAATGAACGCTTGGCAAAAGCCCGTGTGGCAGGACTATGAGGTCTCTCATGTACATCTTCAAAACACCAACGAAGTGAAAAAAACAAAGGAAAACACCGAGGTTGTGCTACGCTCTACGCTGTTCGTTGACGCCAGGCTTTCAAAGCCTGCCCTGGATTATGATTCTCTGGCGGAACGATCCCAAAAGGCCGGAAAGCCTCTCCGATGCGAAGTATTTAACTCGCAGGGTCAGAAATACGGCGAATACGAAGTGCTGACGGTTGATCCGGTTCCCGATGTTCCCGCAACCCGTATTCACCACATAGAATTGGGGTTGGTGTAATGAACGTTAAAATTACGCGAAACATGGCCGCCATTCAGGCAAAAATTAAGGCGGGAAATTCTATGATGATCCCGGCAGTAACAGAAGCTGTTATTGAATACGGAAATGTTTTTGTTCCGGAAGATCAAGGCACATTAAAAGACAGCGCCTTGATTGCCAGCAGGCCGCAGGACGGATTAGCTATTTGGGATACTCCTTACGCGAAACGGCGATATTACACCGGAACCCCGTCAAAGGACAAGAATCAAAATGCCTCACTCCAATGGGTTGAAAAAGGTGTAAACACCTACAAAAAGGAACTGGATCAGGTAGCGCAAAATGCTTTTAATGCAGGAATGAGAGGAGCTAAAAAATGAGCGTATATGACGATGTTTTAACCGCAGTCATTGATCTCGCGGAACAAACTGAGTTGTATTCCAAAATTGTGATAGGGCCTATGCCTCCTGAAAATGGTATTTCCATTGCGTGGGGTTCCGGGAACTTAAATACATTTCTTGATAAAAAAGCCGCCGTCTCTATGTCGGCGGTTTTAAACTGCAAAAATTCAGATCAAGAGCTTGCAGCGGACACGCTTGGAAAACTTCACACGTTTTTGAATATGCGGAAGGACTATCCCTCCGCAGATCACTTCCAAATCACAAATATAGAAACCACGGCCGCGCCCGTATATTTAGGACGCGAAGAAAACAACCAATGGCTTTATGGCTCTAGCCTTGAAGTCAAATTTTATTTAAGGGGGAATTAATATGGCAGCTTACGGCTTACTTACAATGTACAACCTGACTGCTTCTATCGGTGTATCACAGGGAGCGGATCCGCCTGGTACCTGGACTTATGCCGAACTAGCCGAAGGAGTTGACAATATCGCTGAGGCCTTGAACGAGGTTGTTCAGCAATACTTTTTCTTATCGGACAAGGGATTCGCAAAAAACCACGTGACAGGTATGGGCCCGGCGTTCACGCTCACCGGGCGGCGCGTTGTCGGCGATCAGGCCCAGGATTACATTTTCAGCAAGAAATACGGACTGGATACCGACCGGCAGTCTTCTTTCCAGCTGAAGTATACCGATGCTCAAAGCAAAGAGGTCACTATTACCTGTGACTGCACCTTCTGCAACATTCAGGAATGGTCCGGCGCCAGCACCGATGACAGCGCGATTTCTGTGGAAATCCGTTTCGACGGAAAGCCCACTATCACGCCGGCAGCCTAAATAACACAAGGGGGCGGTTTATCCTCCCCCTTCTATTTTTTATAAGGAGGATATCCTGATGTATACGCTTAGACAAAACGCTCTTTTTACCGATGAAATCGAACTGCAAAAGAACGATGGAACCAGCGAGATTCTAAAAATTAAAATTGATATTCGCCCCGAACTGGTAAAGAAATACCGGGAACTCCAAGTCCGGTTCGTGGACTTGCAAAAGCGTTCCAACAGTAACCCCGGAGACTTAAAGATCGTTGAAGATATTGGGAAAGCCGTTGTTGATGTGTTCTGCCTTTTATTCGGGGAAGAAAACGCTAAAAAAATTATTGAATTTTATTCCGATGATTTTCAGCAGATGGCCTACAATCTTTTCCCGTATGTTCAAAACGTTCTCGCGCCTAAATTTCAGGAGGTTGCCCGTCAAAGAAAACAAGCATTTAAGCGGAGAGCGTGGAAATGAGACTGTATTCCCCTCTGAAAAAGAGGGTCAAATATAAGCTTGTGCCCGTGCGTTTAAATACCTCTTTTCGAACGGTGCTGAAATGCTATCAAGTATTCTCCGACACGCTTTTGACAGATTCTGAAAAGGTTGAGGCCTGCTTATGGCTTTTAGTAAAATCAAAATTATTTCTAAAAATCCTAAAGCCTGACAAAAAAGCGGCTCTTTTCAATCTAATCTTCAAGGAATTTATTGACGTGTCAGATAAAAAATCCGGAGGAGAAAAGTATTTCGATTTTAATCAGGACGCATGGGCCGTCTATTCTTCCTTTATGCAGTGCTACCATCTCGATCTGCTCGGCGCTGACAAAAATCTTCATTGGTGGAGCTTTACGGCGTTATTTAACGGTTTGTCTGATGATACCAAGATTATGCAGATCATTTCAATACGTTCCCGCCCACTTCCCAAGCCGACAAAATACAACGCTGAGGAACGCCGGCAGTTAATCAAGCTGAAGCAGCTGTACAAGCTTAATTTGTCAGAAGAAGAAAGAAAAAAGCAATTCCAAGACGGGCTTGCCAAAATCGCTGTTGCACTGCACACCCTGGCGGAAAGGCCGTAACGGTGATGATCGTGGATAAAATTAAGTGTCCGTACTGCGGTTATGTGATGCCTTTAAAAGTTGATTCTGACGCGAAATGCAAGGGCGTTTGGATTAAGTGCAAGGGCCGTAACTGCAAAAAGGAATTTGAAATAAAAATAGGAAAAGTCAAGTAGTGCCATCATGTGCCGATGACTTTCACTTGTGAGGTGATTTCATTGGCAGAAGGCGAAGTTATATATGACGTTAGGGCAGATGACAGTAAACTAGACAGTGATTTAACCGGCGCGGAAAAAACCACCGGCAACAAATTAGGAAAAATCGGCGGAGTAGCCGTCAAAGCCGGGAAGGTCGCCGGGGCCGCCTTTGCCGCGATTGGATCTGCGGCTTTAGCGGTGGGCACAAAAGCAGTAACAGGAGCTGTAAGTTATGATCAGGCGATGAATCAATTCGCTGCTTCTACTGGAATCGCAGGATCAGAACTATCGGATTACGAAAACACTTTAAAAGACATTTATACCAATAACTACGGGGATTCTTTTGAAGATGTTGCCGACGCTATGGCTGCGGTTACCCAGCAAATGGGCGATTTAGATCAAGCTTCTTTGCAAAACATAACGGAATCCGCTTTTACATTGCGCGATACCTTTGGTTATGACATAAATGAATCGGTTCGAGCGGCAAACACGATGATGACCCAATTCGGCATTGAGGGCGACAAGGCAATGGGGTTAATTGCTACCGGCGCACAAAACGGATTGGATTTCTCAGGCGAGCTATTAGACAGCATCAGCGAATATTCTGTCCAGTTTGCGAAAGTCGGGCTTGACGCTGACGACATGTTCAAAATCATGGAAAAGGGCGCTGAAACCGGCGCTTTCAATTTGGACAAGGTTGGCGACGCCATTAAAGAAATGTCTATTCGTGTAGTAGACGGCTCGGCAACCACACAAGAAGGCTTTTCAGCTATTGGATTAAACGCCGATGAAATGGCGGCTAAATTTGCCGCCGGTGGAGATTCCGCTAAGGAAGCTTTTGATCAAACAATTCAAGCGCTGGCGGATATGGAGGATCCTCTTGCGCAAAACCAGGCCGGAGTAGCCTTGTTCGGCACGATGTGGGAGGACTTAGGGCCGGAAGTTGTCACTCAACTCGCAAACATTGAAGATGGGGCTTATGCAACCTCTGATTCAATGGAAGAATTAAAAGATATAAAATACGATGACCTAGGCTCCATGATGGAAAGCCTAGGAAGAAGTGTCGAAACTCTTTTGCTTCCTCTGGGAGAAGCTCTGATTCCTCTTATTCAACAAATAATTGAAGAAATATTGCCTGTTATTGAGGAAAACCTCCCTCTCCTAACTGATTTTATAAGTCAACTAGTTTCATCACTAATGCCATTAGTGGAAAGTTTACTTCCACCCATGATGGATTTATTTAATCTGCTCCTCCCAATTTTAATCCAATTCATTGAACAGATTTTGCCGCCGATTATAGAACTGCTTACGACGTTATTGCCGCCGATTATGAAGCTGGTGGAAACGCTTCTGCCCCCCTTGATTGATTTATTCGCCGCTTTAATCACTCCCCTGGCAGAAATCCTAAGCGCTGTTTTGCCGCCATTAATCGACGTAATAAATATGCTGCTTGAACCTATTATGGCGTTAATTGATCAGCTCCTTCCGCCTTTAACTGAACTGTTCGAAGGACTAATGCCTATTTTTGACGCGCTTTCCCCTGTGATAGAGTTTTTAGGCCAACT